TCCGAGACATCAGCCCAACTCAGCCGCCAGCGGACCGTCATTTTGGTCACGATGTCCTCGGTCCGGGTCAACTCCACTTCGATACCCCGTTCGGCGTCGATGTCACTAGCGTTGATCGTTCCAACCGGCGTCGGCTCCTCGGGAAGGTACTTTAGATAGAACACCCCGTTGCTCAACCAGATGGCGCATCGAGCCTGGAAGGCGATCTCCTGCAAGACCTGGATCGTGTTCTTCCGCTGGAGAATCGGGAAGTTGGCCGGAAACCGTTGGAGCTTCTGCTGAACGTGATTGAACGATGCGGCGTCCAACGTCAGGCCGGTGTAGCGAGAGATCAGGTACTTGAGGATTTCCACGGTGTCCGGGCCGACGCTCGACGCGAACGTCACGTAGAGATCATCGCTCCACCCCTCGTCGGTGATCGTGCTCAGCGGCTTGTTGACGACGATCTCGACGGCCGTTACCGACCCGTAGGTCCGATTCGTGACCGTATACAGATCGGTCGGCACGTCCACCAGCCGGCGCTGGCCGGTGAGTTGCTTGTAGGCTTTCACCGCCAGGACGGTGCCAGGCACAATGGAGACGATATAGGTGATCGGCTCGTCGCTGGCGATCTTCACCGACGCGCCGGGATCGGCCCAGAACTGTTGGGCCACCGGCTCGGTGTCCATCTGGTTGACCGTGGCGCTGGTGTTCGTAATCACGACGCCCTGGTCGATGATCTTGTCGCCCCAGTTGTCGCCACAGCCCTTGGGAACCTCCGACTCATAGTGGTAATAGCTCACCTGGGTTGGCTCCAGGCAAACGGCCGGCTCCTCGGTCTTCTGTGCATACGCATCGGCGGCCGTCGTCTCATCCACGGGATGCTGGCGGCTTTGCACATGGAATTTGTCGCCCTCGAAATGGCCCGTGAACAGTCCACCGTTGATATTGACGGTGATGGTCCGGCCCTGGGGAAAATCCTCGCCACCGAGAATGCGGATGGGATTCTCGCCCAGCCCTTTGGCGTTGGCCTCGTCGATCTGCTGCTGTCGGCGGGCCAAGGCGCATGCCCGTTGCTTGCTCTGTCTTGCCACCGCGTCCATGATCTGTTCGTTCAACGAATTGATCTGCACCTGTAGGTCGGCTGCCTTTTTGGCGTCCACGGCCGGACGGAAGGGCGGTGCCCAACACTCCTTCACCTTTTTGAGGTGGTTCCGGTGGATCAGCAGCGTGTGCAGACTCAGGACGTATTGCGAATCGTCGGCACCGTCGGACAAACTAGCCCACAGGTCCATGCCGCTCAGGATGCCGACGCCGGTGAGCGTTGTTCCCGTCACGGCCTTGTTCACCTGGAGCGTCGGGCAATTGACCACCTTGCCGAAAATCATCGGCCAGGCTTTCCCCACCATGTCGGCCGGCAGGTAGGGGAACTGCCCCTCTTCGGCGCTGAAGCCGATTTCCTTGTCTTCAAGCTGCGAGAGAATCGAGAACTTCACCGTCCGGTCCCGCTCGCTCCAGGTGATGGGCGAACTGACCTTGCCGCTGAATAACAGGAACTTGTCGGCCAGATCGAGGCCGGCGAAATACTGGTAAACCCGGCAGGTCCGCTTGTGAACATCATGGGCGTCCATGATTGCCTTGATGGTGCCGTCCGTGTCGTCAAGCGTCACGGCCAATTCCTGCGACCCGCCGCTGTTGCTCACGTTGACCACGTTGTCCAGGTCGCCGACCTCGATGATCCGGCCGGGGATCGTGCCCACGGCGCGGTCGGCGTAGACGGACGGCGCACCATCGACCCAATCCACCTCGATGACGGTGATGGGTTCGTTACCGTGGCGTTGGGCCAGTTTCGCCAATCCGGCCGCAGAGATATTTCTCATTGTTCGATCCCCTCGAATTCCAGTTCGATCATCTGGGCTTCGCCTCGCGGCATCGGGTCGATCGCCGGGCCGGCCCTCTGCGGAGTGTCGAATTCAAAGGGGTTGTTGGTGAAGTTGCCGACCCATGTGCGTCCGTTGTGGTCGATGATCTTCACCGGCGAGGCGAAGTAGGCATAGAGGAAAGCCCGCAGTTCCAAGCCCTTGTTGCGCATGAGGCGAAAGGTCCATTTCAACTTGCGACGATCGCCCTTCCGCTTGACGTAGGTGTAGCGGGTGCCGTCCATCGCGGTCTTGCGGGCCACGGTCGCCGTCAGGCCCTCTTGATCGCTGAATTGCGGATTGGGCAATAGCGTGGTGGTCTGCAAGAGCGGATATGGAGCGGCAAGTGTGAACATCGGGCCTTTTCTCTCCTGGCTGCTATGCCGGAACCAGCTCGCCCTCGAACTCGAAGCTGGCCGAGAAGCTGTCTCGGCCGTCCTGAACGACCGGATCGTTCGGCATGGTAATCACTCCGACCCAGTAGCGATGCTCCCAGTCGTAGACGCCGACTTCTTCGCCGAGGTGGGCCTCCAGGAAGGTGAGCAGTTGCCGGGCCTGGTCGCTCCGCAGGCCGGAGAAATTCAACACCTGCGTCTGAATCCTGGGCCACATCGGATCGGCGAAGACGATCAAGGTGCCGCCGCGAGTCTCCCGCAACACGCGATTGAAGCTGAGCCGATCCTTGTTGCCGAAGTTCGGCGCACGCAGCGTCACTGAATCAATGACAGTGCCAGTCGCCGGATAGACCAACTGGAAGGGGACGGTGACGCCGGGGCGCGGACCATCCAGTTCGACCGGCGGCGGTGTCGGCGCGCCCGGTGCCCCGGCACCCACGAACGGGCGATACCGTTGAAGGATGCCGGACGAAACCAGATAGTAGGCGGCGGACTGGTTCAGATTCAGGACCGAGCCCGCGCCGCGCGAGCCCGTATGTGCGACCGCCGCCGCACCGCTCAACTCCAACGCCGAACGGGCCGGATTGCACTTGTCAACCGTCGCCGTCTGGGTGAGTGACAACCAGTGTCCCACGTCCCCGGTCTTGTTCGGGCGGACTTCGCTCAGCAGGTCCAGGATACTCTCGGCCGAGACGTTGATGGCCGTGGGCTTGACCTTGACGGCCGATGCGGACTGCCCGAGCGGAATCGGCTGATGGACCGTCAGTGTCAGGGGGCGGGCCGCCTTCGCCGCGTCCTGTAAACCGTCGATCCGCTCGACCAGATGTCCGACTGCGGGATCATACTCCTTGGTGATCGTCTGAATCGGGGTCTGGGCAGACAAGTACCAGGGACGGGCCGTCCGTTCCGTTTGCGCCAACGTCAGGCGGCTCTCCGCGGCCAGCTTCCGCGTCACGACGACGGACGCCCAATCCCACAGGAACAGGTCGTCACTCTCGGCCCAAGCGGTTCGCGCAACCGTGTTGGCCGCCGTCGTCCCCAGTTCAATCGCCGAAGCGGCGCTAACCGGCGTTGGCACAATATGGACGCACGCCGCCGCTGCATCCAGCGCCAATTGGTTCTCGGCTGTCGCCGCTACGAGGTTGTTGCGCCCGGCGCTTGCAGTCAGACTGATCGCGGACTGAGCCGACACGTCAATGACGGCGGGCAAGACCCGCTCCACATCGACGGAAAGCGACAATTCGCTTTCCGCCGCCATCGTTCGCACGGCCGAAAAGTGTGCCGTGGTCTCCAGGCCGATCGACGACTCAGCGCTGCCGGTAAGCAGATTGTTGCGGGCCGCCGAATCGTCAAGAACCAATGCACTTTCGGCGGTCGCCGCCCGAGCGACCGTGAAGCCGGTCGCCGCGTCCACGGTCAACTGGGACTGGGCCGCGGCTTCGATAAGCTGCCCTCCGATATTGGCGGCGGCATCCGTCAACGCCAGTACGCTTTCGGCCGCCACCGCTCTCGCGGCGGCGAAATCCGCCGCAACGTCCAGACCGATCGAGGATTCGGCACTGCCGCTCAGGAGATCGTTGCGGGCCGCCGTATCCGTTATGGCCAGAACACTCTCGGCCGCGCACACCAATGCCCTGGTCGCCTGAGCCAGATCGGCCAAGTCCATCGGGCTGGAAGCCGCGCACCCAAGAATCGCCGTGACGCCCGCTTCGCCCGAAAGCGACAAGTCGCTATCAGCCGTTGCATGGACGATATTGGCCCCGCCGCCCTCTTCTTCACCCAAGGCGGGCCGCATGTTGCCCAGAAGCGAATGGAGCGTGCCAAGCTGGCCGGTATGATCGCCGGTCGCTGGGCGTGCTTCTTCAGCACCAGTGAATGCCGGCTGAATGACGCCGGGCTGAGCATCCCGTCCACCGAGAACCCAGGCCGGTGATATGTGAGGGAAGAAGGTGGGTGCCGGATCGGCCGTCTGCGCGATCGCCAGAGCGCTCTCGGCCGACAGATGAATGACACCCGCGCCGACCAGCCCGCCGAAGCCGGGCATCAGATCGCCCAGTCGCCCACCGAGCCGGCCACTTTGCGTGGCGATTGTTGGCGGCTCGGCGTCTAAGCCGGCAAACGCCAGTTCCGTGTCGCCCAGTTGGGAGTCCTGGCCGCCCAATGCCCAAAGGGGTGACGCATGAGGAGCGAACGTTGGTGCCGGGTTCGCCGTCTGCGCAAGGGCAAGCACGCTCGCGGCCGAGACGTGAATGACGCTTGCGCCAATTGTTCCGCCGAGGCCGAGTACCGTACCTGCCAACTGCCCGCCAAGCCGGCCGCTCTCGGCCGCAATCGCTGGCAGCGTCGGATCGCCAGCGGCAAACGCCGGTTGTACGTTCGCCAGGAGCGAGTCAACGGTGCCGAGCTTGCCGGTCTGGGCCATCGCCTAGGACTCTTCCCAGTGAAGCAGGGAAAGCGCCACCTTCCCAGTGTTGTCGCGTGAATCAATATAGACGCCGACCTGCAAGGGGTAGTTGTACGAATACATTGACAGTGATTGCCACTTGATCCAGTTCAGACCGTCCATCGAGAAGTAGTACACCTTGTCATCCCCGGACAACTCGAATTTGAACCAGAAGAGTTGCATCGGGGGAATTACGCGACCGTTGAAAGTCGGATCGTTTTCGACAACGGTTGGCGAACTGTAGTGAATGAAGTGCAGGTATGAGGCGTATGTCGTCCCGTGGTACATGCCCCAGAGCGTGAAGTCCTCGTCCGTTGGATTCCGCATACAGAATCCGATTCTCGGACTGGCCGACGAGATGCCATTGAAGCTGAGCGCCGCGACGAGCTTCGTCGCGCCGGAACTCAGCGGTCGCACAAGAAGCCGGTACTCTGGAAGATTGGTGTCAAGGTCCGGGTCTTCCACAAGCACCGCACTGCCCGTGAACGTCGCCGTGGCGTTGCCCTGATTCACCCACGTCCAGCCGGACTGCGGAGGCGCTTTCAATCGCCGGCACGGCCCGTATTTGTGCCAGGCGGAACCGTCGTCGTATTCCAGAAACAAGCCGTCCGTGGGCAGAAACAGCCGTCCCTTGACTCCAGCGGCGGGTTTGTTGGCGTACAGATCGGAAACAAACCGGTTCGCCACGCGGGCTTCCAGACCGCCTTTCGTCAGAAGATGAATGACCGTGGCACCGGCGGCGTGCGTGGCCGCAGTCGTGCCTTCCATGCCGCGGGCAATGGTGAATGTCGCACCCGCCACGGCGGTGACAAGAAGAATCTCGCCGTCGATCTTGATGCGGAAGTCTCCGCTCGTGGGAAAGGCCGTGGCGTCGATGACGCTGCAACTGGCTGCCGTTGTCGTCGTGATGGCCGCCGACAACGTGGTGACGGCCTGGTTGGAGAATCTCTCGGTCATCAGTATTGCCTCCAGTGCAGAACGGTCATGCCCATGTCGATGGTGAGGTACGGGGACGACGACGTGTAGCTCTGGTAGCGATTGACGATCAGTCCGATCTGATCCGGCGTCAGATAGTCCGTCGAGGACAGGCTGACCAATTGCGACCAGGTGTAGCCGTTGACGGAAACGGAGATGACGCGATTTGTTCCATTATCGGAATACTTGAGCCACACCAGCGGCGTCGTGGCGTAACGCTTTCCAGTCGGCCAGCCGGTGATCGAGCCATAGTTGCTCGTCGGACTCGCGTAGTTGTAGCCCTGTATTTCGATGGACGTGCTGCTTCCTCCGATCCCGTAGGCTTGCAGCTTGCCGCTCACCGAATCGCGGATGCAGAGACCGCACGCCACCTGACTCGACGAGTTGTAGGGCATCCAATTGGGCAGGAACGCCATCTCCACGGTGAACGGCGTGGAAGGATATGTCTTCACGCGGGCAGACATAGCCAGACTGGTGGAATACGGTCCGAGAAAATAGACTGCGCCACCATTGTCCACGCAACTCGACGTTCCCTGATTCACCCAGGTGGGAAAATCCGCGGCAAGCGGAGGCGTCATCGGCCAGATGGGACCGAACTTCTCCCATTCGGCCCCATTGTCTCGCTCGATGAATATCCCGTCGGTCGGCAGAAAGATGCAGCCTGGTACGCCGGGGGCCGGTTTGTTCGCATAGGTGTCGCGGACCGCGAGGTCGTCCTGATCGTGGGCGTCCAAGGCACCGGCCGTCAGGATGTGGCGAACCGTCGCGCCGTTGTCGTGCGCCGTGGGGCTGGTCCCCTCCTGCCCCCGCGCGACCGTCAGGTCCAGGCCGCTTACGGCCGTGACCTTCATAATTTCGCTGTCAATCAGGATACGGAAGTTGCCGCTTGAAAAGCCCATCGCGCTGGCCACGGTAATCGTCTCAACGGTGTCGTTGATCGCGCCGTCAAGCGTGGTGCTGGCGAGGTTCTTGAATTGCTCGGCCATCAGGCTTCCTCCCAGTGCAAGAAGGAAATGACTCGCGGGATGCCGTTGGACGTTTTCCAGCTATTGGCGAACACGCCCACCTGGTCGGCAGTAAGAAACACGGTGCGGCCTTGAGCCGGGGCGACGGGAACGAAATTGAAGCCGTCGCTTGACACCTTCACCGCCCGATTGGTTCCATCATCCGAGAACCGAATCCAGTGCATCGCAAACTCCGGCGAGCCATAGTAGTAATGTCAAGACGAAATCGTCGTCGGGTTCGTCCATTGGGTGTAGAAGAAGCTGTAGGGATAGGTGCTCTGTCCCCAACCGTAAGTGAGCAGCTTGCCCGTTGCGCTGTCACGCCAGCAGATGCCGAACTGAGGAAGCGTATTGCCGGCGGTCGTATAGGTAGGCGACTGCGGCAACATACAGACGGTGATCTCATAGGGCGTGGATGGAGCGCTTTTGACAAGGCACCGCAGGTTCTCGCCCGACGACACGCCAGGGCTGGTCAACACCATCATGCCCTTAACATCCTCGACCGTCGCGCCTCCCTGATTGACCCAGGTGAAATCGCCGCTGGCTGGAGGCTTCATCCGGTTCAAGGGCAGCATGTCCCAGAGCGAGCCATTGTCCTGACTGACAAACCCGTAGTCTGGAAGATAGAGGCGTCCGACCTGCCCGGCCGCATCACGATTGGCAATGGTGCCGACAGCGAACTGCTCAATGTCCCGCTGAGCCAACGAACCGGCCGTCAGGACGTGGAACACGGCGGCATCCGCGTCGTGGCCGGCGGCGCTCGTGCCTTCCTGCGCCCGTGCGACCGTGAAGGTCTTGCCCTGCACGTCCGTGACCAGCATGATCTCGTTGTCCACGATGACGCGGAAGTTGCCGCCGGTGGGGAATCCGACGGCCGACTTCACCGTCAACGCGGTGTCGTCGCTGTCGATTGTCGCGTCCAGGGAAGAAAGACCGCCGTTTGCGAATCGTTCGTAAGCCATCGTGGTGCCTCACAGGGAAATGCAAGAAAGGCCGGGCGGGACTTCCCGGAAGAAGGCCACCCGGCCTGTTTGCACGGGAGTCCGCGTGTTACGCGCTGACGGTGTACGTCACCTTCAACTGGTCCTCGCTGTTGACCGGCACGTCGCCGGTGCCGAACAGGGCCGTGGCCCAGAGCGTGCCGCCGCTGGCGTGGTCGCCCTTGTTCTGGGCGTTGGCGATGCCGCCAACCAGGAACAGGCCCTTCACGGTCCCGCTGCCGGTGATGTCGAAGACAACGGGACTGCCGTTGGTGATCGCCTGGCTGGTGGCCGCGCCTTCCGTCCACTCGGGCCGCGTGCTGGCACTGCCGCTGTTGGCCGCGTCGGTGTAGTCGGTGAATTCGTCCCAGCCGTTGCCCGTCTGGTTGATGTTCACGTAGGTGTCTCCGGCGGCCAAGGCGCTGTAGCCGCTGTTGTCGATCAGCCCCAGCCACCAGGTCGTGATGGCCGAGACGCCGTGGAACATCACGTCCAAGAGCTTGTTCTTGCCTTCGTTGGTGATCCCGTTGGGGAACTCGTAGCGGCCGATCTTCTCGCCCTTGCGGAAGTGCTCGACCACGAACCGGCCGCGAAGCGGAAGGTGTTCCTCGCTCTTGCGGGCGCGGATCACGCGACAACCGGCGTTCTGGCCGACGTTCATTCGATTTGCGCTCATGGGGTCTTCCTCTCGATGTAAAAAGGGGGTTACAGGGTCGCCGTGCCGCGCCGCAACTCGCGTCGAATTTCGGCGGCGATTTCCCTGGCCGTCTGCCGTCCGGTCCCGCCACCGCTGACGGTCACGTTGATGTCGCCGATGTTGGTCACGCTGCCGCCTTCGCCACGGTAGACCGGTTGCACGCCGGCATTGATGGCGGTCAGTTGCGCGGCGAACCGCCGCGACGAGGCGGCGTTGATGACCACTTCGCCCGGCGAGAGCATCGCCGGAATCACGTCCGTGCCCTGGGGCCTGCCGCCGAAGGTCAGAAAGCTCCACGCCCGACCGCCTTTGGCGGCAGTCATCATTTCCGGCGGCGACTGCACGCTCCACGAGGCCGCCGCAAGGTCCCACATGGCCACGGCCGCCGCCTGGATATTGCCGGCCAGGTCCGCCATGCTGGGAATCGCGCTCAGGGCGTCTTCAGCCGCCTGCGCGCCCTGTCCCATTTCGGTGGCTGCCTGGGGCTTCAGTTTGTCGATCAGTTCCTTCAGCCGCTGGGCCTCCTGTCGGGCCTTGAGCAACTCAGCCTCCACGTCGCGCGGTTGGCCCGCGGGAGTCTGCAACTTCTGGAGCGATTCGGCCTGCTCCGCAATGACCTTCAAGTTGGCCATCTGGTTGGTAATCAACCACTTGTCATATTGCGTCGTCGTGGGCGCGGCCATGACGGCGGTGGCCTTCTTCTGCAACTCCTCGTACTCTTTCAGCCCGAAGCCCTTCGCGCCGATCTCGGACAATTGCTGGAACTGCCGGATCAAGGCCCCCAGAGCCTTGGTTTCTCTGTCGATGTCGCCGCCGCCAAGGATCGCGCCCTTCGCCTTGGACGCCGCCTGGGTCAGGAAGACCGACCAGTCCTCCATCGCCGTGCTGTAGACTTCCAGATGCGCGGCGAGACCGGCCACGGCGGCTTTCTGCCGAGTGGCGCTGTCCGTCAAGGTCTGCTGCTGGCTTGCGAGCTTCTGGACCAGTTCCAACTGCCGCTGGTACGCGAGATTCTGTTGCTGAAGATACTTGTCCCTGTCGGGCAGGGGCATTTCCGACAGCAGCTTCGCGGCGAGATTCGGCGTGGCAAAGGGCAACAGGGCCGAAACGTCAATCGCCTTCTTGTTCAGTCCGGTCTCGATCTGGCTGCGAAACTGGTCGATCGTCTCCGGGGCCGCAAAGAGCCTTTTGACCTCGGTTTCCGGGACGCCGCCCTCCAAGGCCGTCTTGATCCGCCGTCGGAGATCGTCGAAGCGGAGCATCTGGTCCACGTCGGGCATCGTAACGCCCGCGAACCACTCCTTCTTGAAGGCGTCCATCCTGGCCTTCAAGTCGGCCGACATCTCGGCCGTCTTCTTGGGGTCCAGCACACCCTTCTTGTCGAACAGATCGAGGTCTTCGAGGATTCCCTTCATCAGGACCTTCATCCGGTCCACTCGCTCTTGTTCCCTGGCCGCCGCCTGGGCAGCGGCCGAGGCGCGGGCCGCGCTGTTGGCCTGAAGTTCCTTCTCGGCGGCGATCTGCTTGCGGATGATCGCCTCGACGGTGTTGGCCGCATCACGCCGCAGCCACTCGTTGTCGGTGCCATTGGCGATCTGCTCCGCTTCCTGGGCGTAGGCCGCCGCCCGTTGGAAGATGGCTTGCGCCGTCCGCTGCTGGTCCGGGGTCTCGGCCCTGGCCAGGATGTCCGCCGCCTCGCGCGCCAGTTCCAGCGCACGGCGACCATAAAGGTCCGAGACCACCTCGGGTTTGCGATAGTATTCGTCGTACTTCTGGCGCTCTTCGAGCCGCCGCTTGAACGACAGGTCGTCCAGTCTGGCCTGCGCGTCGGCCTGACGCTTCATGGAGTCTTCGGCCGCTCTGTTGGCGTCCTGCGCGGCCGAGCGGAACTGCTCGACGACCTGCTGGCGGGCCGAAATCATCGCCTGCATCGTGGTCCGCGAGGACGCGACCAACTCCTCGTTGGCCTTCCGTGTCTGGTCCACCTGGACGTTGAGCGCCTGCCGCACCTGGGCCGCGTACTGCGCCAGACGGCGGCCGGCTTCGTCGTAGACCTTCATCTCGGCATCCAGCCGAGTCTGTGCGGCCTTCTTGTGAGTCGCCACGATCTCTTCCACGTCCTTGCGATACTTCGCGCTGGCGTTTTCGAGCGTGGACGCCAACTGGGCGTCCAGGAAATCCGCAGTCCACGACGCCATCGCCAGCGGCGCGACGACGTTGTTCAGTACCTCGCCCTTGAAGCCAGTCATCCCGGCCAGCTTGCCGCGCAGCGAGAACACCGCCATCAATCCGCCAACCGGGGCAAGCACTTCGGCCAGGTTGGTCAGAGTGGTGGCGATGCTCTTCAGCGCCGAGGCCAATCCGTCCGCGCCGCCGGCCGCGTCGAGCAGGTGTTTGAGGAACTTGACCAGTTCCGGTCCCACTTCGGTCGCCAGCGTGATCTTGAACTTGTTCAACTCCTTGGTGTACTGCTGGGCCTCGGTCGAGGTGAACAGCTTGTACATTTCGTTGAAGTTCTCGGTGAGATTGATGTCGCTCAAGACCTGCATGGCCTCGGCGACCTTCTCCGCGCCAGCGCCGGTCAGGCGTGCCTCGGCGTTCAGGCCGCGGATGTTGAGGAACAGCTTGGCCATCGCCGCCACGTTCTCGTCGGTGCTGCCCCGCAGCTTCAGAAAGATGCCCTGGAGTCCCTCGGCCCTGACCGCCAACTGCGGCGTGGCGTAACCCAACGCGGCTAGTTCCTTCTGCATCTGTTCGGACGGCTTGATAAGCGCGGACATCGCCGCCCGCAGTCCGGTGGCCGCCTCGGGAACTCGCATCGAGCCAATGGTCAGGGCAATCATCGCCGAGTTGACTTCATCCAGGCTGACGCCCAGTTCGTTGGCGATCGGGATGACGCGCCCGATCACGGGCGTCAACTCGGCACCGCGCATCCGGCCCAGGTTGATCGTCTGGAAGAACTTGGCGGCCACGATCTCCGCCTGATCGGACGCCATGCCGTAGGCGTTCAGCGTGCCGGTCAAGAGCTGCGCGGCCTCGTTGAGGTCCATCACGCCGATCCGGGCCAGCTTGGCGGCGGCCGTCAGGATGTCGGCACGCTCGGCCGCCGTCGTGAACTGATCGGAAATCGTCTGGTAGACCGCCTCGGCCACGTCCGGCAACGGGAAGTTGAACTCGCTCGAAATGGCGGCAATTTCCTTGCTCAGCCCCTGGAAGTCACGGTCGATCCGGGGCGCGATGGTCTGGATTTCCGAGATTTGGGTGGAGAACTTCAACGCCTGATCCACCGACTCGCGCAACAGATCGCGGATTTGGCTCAAAGCGCGGACGATCGTCTGGGTCATTACGACCCGCGCCAGAGTCTCCCATGTGATGGTCCACGCCTTGGTCTGTTCGGCGGCCTTTTCCGCAGCGCTACCCGCATCGCTTCCGGCCTTGACTCCCTTCTGGCCGGCCTCGCGCATCTTGTCCCCGGCAACGACCGCCGCATTGCCCAGGTTCTGCATCGTCTGGCTCGCCTTCTGGACCTCCTCGGCCACGCCGGCGGGCAACCACAGGCTCGACGTGGGCGTAGCGGTCTGGGCGGCTGGCGCTGTCGGGGCGACGTTCATCCTGGCCATCGAACTGGCCAGCCGCGCGGCGGCCGAGGCCATGTCCTTCATTCGCCGCAGCGCGCCCTCCGCCCGGTTGTTCCAGGTGCTGACCTGCTCGCCGAACGTCTGGAAGGCCGTGCCAGAGGATTGGAGCGCGGAGTCCAATCGCTGAAGCTCCCGAAGAGCGTCCTCCACGCTGAAGCCGAGTTTGTTGACGATCTCGTCGGCCATGAGACACCACTGCTAGGACTTCACGCGCACCGCGCGGACATGTGGTTTGACCGAAGGGAGGGCCACCGTTTCCGCAAACCGCAAAAACGCCCTGGCACCAACGACCTGGAAGTTGTAGGGGCCTGGGTCAATCAACCGATAGAAGAGCGGCGGGTCCGGCGCGACATTGGCGTTGTGGTACTCGTTCCAGATCAACCACGGCAACGTCGTCGAGTAGGTGAAGGTGTACTGGCCGGTCTCTTTGTCCGCCGTCAGAGTGCCGGCGCTCTGCGCGTGGCCCATCGCCGTCCGGTTGATCCGTTCGGTAAACAACCCGTGCGCCGCCTCGACGGGCGCGGGGGCCACGGGCAGGTTGTAGCCGATCTGCGAGGCCAGCTTCACGAACGTCGCCCGTGACGCCCCGCTCCAAACCGGAATCTCCGCCAGAACCGCTTCCAGCCATTCCATGAGGCCCTGGGCAATCACAGCCCGCATGTGCGTGTCCAGGGCGTTCCGGTAAGCCGTCACGTCGATGCGTGGGACGGCGAGTTGAGCCTTGAACTTCATGGTCAGGAACCTCTTCAGCCGGCCGGCCGGGTTTCCACCACCGGCACCCTCGCCCCGGCCAGTCGCGCCTCTTGTTCCGCTTCGTCGTGGCTTCGCAATTGATCGAAGGCGACGATCATGGCCTGAGTCTCAACGCCGCAAGCGTCCCATGAAGACTTGACGCCCGGCGGCCGGACCCCTAGCCGTTCGCAGGCGCGCCAGACGGCGAACTCTGCGGTGCGCAATGGGGCGAAGAGAACTCGGCGGGCATCGGTTCCTGACCACGCAGAAAAACCTCGCGCGCCCGTTGCAGCTTCGCGTCATCCAGGGCGTTCGCCTCCAGGACCAGGGCCAGCACGCGGTTGCATTCCACCTGGGTCAGGCCGGCGCTTTTCAGGTCTTCCTCCCATTTCGACCACGTGCGGGGATCGTTCTCCTTGACCGAATCCCACTCGATCTCGGACGGGGCCAGGGACTTGACGACCGTGTAGCCCAGCCGTTTTCTGGCCCACTCGCCGAGCACTTGCTGGTACGTGGGATCGTTGAGGTTGGGAATCCAGCCGTCCTTGGTGAACTTGCCCGGCGGTTTGGGCGTCGGACACAGCGCGTCGAACTCCGCCATGTCGGACAGGCCCTTGGCGCGGAAGACGATCTCGGTCTCGCCGCGCGGCAGCACCAACAGCACTTCGTTGGAAAGAGTCTTGGGGTCGATGCCAGCGATCTTCATGTGGTTTCGTCGCAAACAGGAAAGAGAGAGCGGTGCCGGCAGCGCTGTCGGCACCGCGTGTCCGGTCGCGCGGACCGGAGAAACCGGCCTTACGGGGCCGGGGAGTCGTCGTTATGCCGCCGTCTCGCGCGTGATGATGGGTTCGGTCGCCTTGCACTTGCCCGTGATCGAGATCGTGGACTCCTTGTAGTTGATCTCGCGGGTCTCCGAGCGGAAGTCGGGAAACGTCACACGCTCAAGCTGGGCCGAGCCGCAAGGAGGCGTGTGCAAGACAACCACGTCCACGCAGTACGGCTCGCATAAGTCGCTGGACGCGCTGACCCACTCCGTCGCCCCGCCGATGCCCTTCAGGGCGTCCATCGGGCTGACCGGCTCGCCGGTGCCCTGGGTGATGTGCTCGAAGACGGC